TTGACCTACGTATTCCCCTGAGCATTGCAATGTTCATTCTTTTAATGTACACCTGACTAGCTAGGTCGGACGGTTCGCCATGTTTGTACTTATATGTATCCCTTACTTTTTTCACAATTTCATCTATGGTCAAACTTGAAAACTGATCCTCTGAGTACCCGAGAATGTACAAATAGGCGAAAAATTCATCAAGATAATACCCATGAACATCATGGTTGTCATACTTTTTTGCAGTGTCGGAGCCAGATATATCATCCGGCGCATCCCATAGTAGGTGCTTTGTAATGGGTGAGGGGTTAGTCGAAGGGGTGTGTAGGTGACAAAAAGCATTGGTTTTCCCAGCCACCACCCATTGTTCGTTGTGTTTGTCCCATTGGATATCAGAGTTATCAAACACCACGTAATCAACAGGATCTATTCCAAGATGCTGGTTATTTGTCATAGGACAACAGTTTTCTATAAGCGCTTACTTCGTGCAGTAAACAAAAGTAAGAATCGTAAATTGCGGATGAAGGGTCTACGGGGATTTCTTCAAGAGACATTGCGTCAACCCCCAGTATTTTTTCGAGTGTTGCAATAGATTTTTCTAAATACGATTTTGCCTTTTCCCTTGAAATATCACTCATTCTGGTTCTCCGTAATTATCTGGTGCTTTTTTATGGTTGTTTGGGAATTCATCCGAATCGCAATCTATGGGCCACAAATTAAAGCTAATCGTTACCCTCCTAGACCCAGAGTCGTTGACGGTTGTAAAATGTGGGACAAAGGAATTGAAAAATACAACTTTTCCAACTTCAGGACTTATTGAGACAAAAGATTCAATACGGTTTAGTGCATACCCGTGTAACACCAAGTTGGAGCAGCCTTCTCCCGCGCTTGCGAACACAACTCCACTCCAGTGATTTTCTGGAACAACATGGCTGTTTTTGTAATGCGTATGGTAAGCAACCGATTGACCTGGTTCTATGATCGCCACCCAGGTCTCATATACCTTGACTTTTATTGGTAGAACTTCGTTTGCTTTCTTTTCTATCTGTTCTTTCAGATTTCTGTAACAGTCGGTGTCTGGAGAAGTATAGAAAGGGTAACCAATTACGGATTTTTCATACGAACCCAGCGGCGCGTCTTCAAAAATGCGCGACAAATTAAGTGAATTTTCACAAATCTCGACAAAATCAACATTTTCAATATGATCTATGCGGGCAGAAACTCTGACTATGTCGACGCTTTGAGCCACTTTTAACTATTCGGTTCGCTGAGCTTGGGTAAACCGGTAAATGCAGGACCAATACGATTCCCGTCTGCGTCCACCCCCGTCTTGATTCCCTTTGTCCAGGTCCAAGGTTTTTCTTGGTTGTTCTTCATCTTCAATGCACCATACTTTGACCTACTCTCAATCAAAGCATTGTCGTCCCATAAGGACTTTGTCTCAATTGTCACTTCGTTCATAACGGATGAGTCAAACACAGAGAAAAACATAATCGGCATTCCTGCCTCAAAAACAACAGGTTCATCTATCTTGTTTATCTTCCAATTCATCTGGAACTCATCAGGCCACCAACTTGATGGGATTATTGCAGATAATGGCTCTGCTCCGTCAACAAAATAGTTGGGCGATCCACCAATGCTTGTCTCGTAACCATCCTCGGTTCTGAAGGCATAACCAGTAGAGAATGAAACCATTCCAATAATGCTTGATTGAGCAACTGCCCAGTTCCCAAGCATCTGACCTTCAAGTATTTCTGGTGGGACATTTCCACCATTCCATTTGACAACAACAGTCTGCGCTAGCTGAAGCTCCCAGCCGTAAACATTTGCATACGTCATTGGTAGGCACTGGTATGCATGTTTCTTGTGTGTGTCATCCATCCAGTCACGATTAATTCTTGACTGTCGGATCGCTGGTGGGTTTTGGGTTGTTTTTAGTAGGGTCAACTTACTCATGCAAAAAGTCCTCAATTGTTTTTGTAATCTCCTGCAAGGCCCTGTGTGAGTCTACGGTTCTGGCTCCTGCGTTGAACGCTAGATCGAGAAGGTCCGAATTGCAATAACGAACTACTTTTGTACCATCGCGACTAATGATGAATTTCTCAAAATTTCCTTGAATCGGGTCGGTTCCTTCTTGCATAAGTTTGTAGAACGGGTGGACAGGTAGACCCGTTTCTGAGTTTTCCACAATTGCTGTCATCTCCGAAAAAGGCAAATCGGTTTTGTAAAGTTCTTTCATGTGGCTTCTCATGAGCATGGGGCTTGCATTTGATTCCTTGAATGACCCGTAGGCATCATCACAGAAATCCGTACTTGGTACGGCGATTACTTCAAATCCAAGGTCTTTATACTTGTCGTACAGGTCCTGAATAGGGTTGTACTGAGCGGAGTTGGCGCATTCACCAGTAACGTTGACAACCATGGTTACCTTGCCCTTGTTTTTGGCAAGCATGTTTTCCTTGGTGTCCAGTGACTCTAGGGGTATGTCGTATATGGAAACAGGATACGTAATAACTACCGGTATTTCCTGCTGGTTAACTTCTGTCATAAAGTTCCTCTATGTGGTTAATTTTGATCCGCGGCTTCATTTTGGTTATTGAACCAAGAACCAGCTGGGCTAGTGTTTCCTGATTGATATTGATATCCAGCTTTTTCGTATTGTGTTTTAACCCAATCTGAACAGAACATAAACCAGTCTGCTTGTCCCTTTTGGTCAATCGTGAGAGAATGATCTGAGGCTGTTCTTAAATACTCAATTAATCCTAAAATCACAGTCTGTTCGTCCGTGGGAATTTTATTTTCTGTCATGATGTCCTAATCTCCTCTATTGAGTAAAATGCTGGGGTGGTATATCTTTCCCCGCTAGTAACAATCTTAACCCCATGTAGGTAGTGTATGTCGCCGGGGTGAAATACAGCTAGACCTGGCTCTGGTTTTATTGTGATTCCGTGTTGTGGGTAATACAACTCCCCACCTTCAAAGTCATCGTTGTAATAAAAAAGCGAATTTATATCATAGGTCGGGAACGGATTTGGGGATCCGTCATTCAACTGTTTATCGGCATGAGGTTGTTGTTCTATCCCTCCGAACCAACGAATGAGGCATGGCGGTCGTGAGCTCAATTTGACATGAAAAATATCTTCCATGGTTTTGGACATTTTTGCTATGTAGTGATCAATCAGATCATAAATATCTGGATCAAGGCGCTTTAGTATCAATGCCGTACATTGACGGTTGTTCCAGTAGGACGCATCATAAGTGCAGACACCCTCTTCGTTGTAGGTGTTTTCTAGTTGATCGTTGTGCCACTCTTTGATGTTTCTTGCAAAACTAATAATTTTTACAACATCTTCAGAATCAATAAAATTTCTGAATACATGAATATTTTCTGGTCCGTCACCAAAGTGACCTGGCTGCACGTTCCATGGGGATCCCGTAGTTTCGTCTATATTCATGTGCGTATTATACTAACTGGCGGTCCAAAAGGTGTTGATTGAATATCGTTGACCGCTTATAACTGTTTCTACTTCATGAACCATATTTTTCGTTGAAGTATTACAGAGGAAAATGGCAGACCTCGCAACTGGCTCCCAGCGCAGACCAAGTTCTTCAAAACATAGAGCGCCGCCCTCAAAGTCATCATTGAGGACAATAAAACAACTAAAATCAATATCAATCCATTTGTCCCCGTTTAGCATCGGTCCGTCTTGATGTGGGGGGATATTCGCTCCCGTAACACCGTACCGAAGCATTGTTGCCATTGGTTGCAAAGCATCTGGACTGTACGTATCAATAATGTGATTCCGTATTAAATCAACGACGGTATCGGTTATCTCCCATAGTTTTGTGTTTTCTTTGTAGTTGACCGTAAACCCATTTTTCTCCACTGGTTTTGGATTGGCAGAAAAAACCGGAATATAATATGGTGCACCATTACGAAGTCTGGTTGGCGCTTCTTCCCAGCTCATATTCCCAGGAGTCACATTGTCCTGTGATACCTGTCTACCGTCATCAGTCTTATCTGAAGCGAACCTATCGTCCGACTTTGACATAAGATCAATAATGGTGTTTGCACAGTCTTGAGTCACAAAGTCTGGAACAACTGTGAAACTAGTTTTTCTGCTTTTCATCTTTGGTTAACCCCTAGATGTAATAGTAGCCGTTTTTCCAAGTTCTGTACAGTTCTGGATAGTCTGTTAACTTCCAGCTTGGATCACCATGCGCGTTGGCGCAGTAATGCCCAATAAGGGTCTTTCGAGTTACACCATCGACTTTTGGCATCGAGCCTCTATGAATTAGGTGACCATGCCAAAAAAGTATGTCCCCACGGCTCGCCGTAAATGTGAATGGTTCTATCCCTCTTGAGGCTATTTCGTTTTGCATATAACTAGACCCAGAACTCGGGTTCGTAGAGAGCTCCTCAAGATCCAAGCGAGAATAATCTAGGTCCCATTTGTGTGAGCCAGGAATTGCCTCGAAAGGGCCAGAATCTGGAGAGACATCTTCAAGAGCAACCCAAACACCTATGTAGTTGTCTGCGCCATGCCCATGATCCCAAACAAAATCTCTGTGCCAGTCTCGTTCTGTTGAAACATTTGCCGAGAGACTTGTATGCAGGCTGAACAGCAAACCCATTTCTTCAAAGAAATTGAAAATTACATCTTCGCAGAGAATATCCCTTATCTCTGCATGGTCGACATACTGATGTCCTTCTATAAAACCTTTTTGCAGTTTATTGTTTTTTATCTCATCGTCTATTTTGCTTTTTGCGTATTCTGCTATCAGTTCATCTTTTATTGCGTTCTTGATTACAACAAATCCATTGGCTTCATAAAATTCCAACTGGGAATCACCCATGTTCTTACTTGAAATAAGGTGGGAAGAACGGCGGGAAGAACGGTGGAAAAAACGGTGGAAAAAACGGTGGAAAGAACGGCGGGAAAAATGGAGGAAAGAATGGAGGAAAGAATGGTGGGAAGTATGGCGGGAAGTATGGCGGGAAATATGGTGGGAAGTATGGAGGGAAGTACGGCGGGGCAACTGGGGTTACGGAGTTAGAAGCCGCCGAGGTGCTGGAACCATAGGCATTAGATGCAGTAACGGTAAAAGTATAAGCAGTTCCATTAGTCAAACTTGATACCGTAATTGGCGAAGCACCCGTTCCCGTGAGACTTCCAGGACTAGAGGTTGCTGTGTAGGTAACTCCACCAGAACCAACTGATCCAGCAGTATATGCAACTGTTGCTGATGCATTTCCTCCCGTGGCAGTACCAATGGTTGGTGCGCTCGGTTTTATCCCAGGAGTAATTGAGTTTGATGGCGCTGATGCGTCGGATTCAACACCGCTACTAGAAACACCAGTTACGGTAAAAGTGACAGCAGCTCCAGCAGTTGTGGTTATTGCGATTGGCGAACTAGCGCCAGTTGTAGTTTGACCAGTACTTGCGTTTACTCTGTAACTAATCGTACCTTTGCCAATATATGTTGGTGCAGTAAATGGGACAGAGGAAATACCCGTGGTGTTGTCAAATGTAGCAGTACCAATCGTTGGGGTTGTTGGCTTTTTTCCACCAGAATCTTTTGTTGTCATAGGTTATGCCGAAATGTCTCCAACGAGAACCCAAGTGTTCTCGGCTCTTTTGATGAGCGTAGCATATGACCACTGCGCTCGCATCTTAAGTCCTGGGGTGGCATTAATAGTCACCCCAGCACCAGCAGTAACTGTTGTTTGACCAGCACTGGTCTGAAGTATGTTTATCTGTGAGCCAACCGCAAAGGCGACCGAGGAGTTTGGAGGCACGGTGAGCGTATTTGCAGTAGCAACACCCATTTCCACAACTTTGTTTTTGTCACCCAATACAAGCGTGTAAGAGGCCGTCTGAGCGCTCGTAGAGACATCGGCCAGTTTGCCAAGGTCAATCGCAGCAGATGCACTGATGTCACTATTGACGATTGACGTTCCAAGGTTTAACTTGCTATAAGCAATCGCAGCAGAAGCGCTGACATCGGCATTGACGATGGACGTGCCGAGATTTAGTTTACTGTAGGCAATTGCGGCTGAAGCATTAATGTCTGCATTAACAATTGTTCCATCAGTAATCATCGTTGATGTTATGGTTCCACTGTCTGCCGTGGTTACCAAGTTGCCGTAGACGGTTCCATCATTTGTGGCTTCCCACTTATCGGAAGTTTCGTTCCAACGAAGCACAACATTAGTTGATGAACCGCGCTCAACTTCAATGCCTGCATTTTCGGAAGGTGCACCAGTCGCGTTGTTGTTAAGAACAATGATGTTGTCATCAACCGTGAGGGTTTCAGTATTGACTGAAGTTGTAGTACCCGAAACAGTCAAGTTACCCGTCACCGTCAAGTTGTCATCAACTGTGACAGTTCCACCTGCTGAGTCAATTGTCAAATCACCCGAAACTGTGTCAAT